GGTCTCCCCACCGTCGCCAAGAGGTTCCCATTCTTGGTTGAGGAAAAGTCTTACACAATCCAAGAGATTATAGACCATTGCGAGGACAACAAAATAAAAAACATAAAAGCTTACAATAATATCCTTCACAACGAGGGTGTTGTTGAGTTAAACTACAAAATGATGCAGCTATATGCTCCATCTATTTCAGTTCAGAGTAAGGGTAAGATCGATTATGTTATTTCTAACTTTGAGTATGACTACGACAGAGAAGCATTTCAACAGATGATGGTTCAGGATGGTTTTGGACAATATTCTTTTGAAAATCTGTTTCGAGCGTGCCAAGAAATAGTAAAGGAAAACAAATGATGGAAAGTAGACAAGAAGACTTAGGTAAATACGGAAAGAAGTTTCAAGAGAACCTGGTACGCCTTATTATGGAAGATAGGGTCTTTGCCGATCAAATGCTGGAAGTGTTGGATATTAATTTTCTTGAACTTAAATATCTACAGGTTTTTGTTGAAAAGATTTTTGATTATCGGGAAAAGTATACTTCCCATCCCTCTAGAGATAGTATGACGATTATCTTGAGAACTGAGTTGGAAAATGTTTCCGATCTCTTGAAGAATCAGGTGAGAGAGTATTACGCTAAAGTGTTGGCAAGTGCCGCAGACACAGATGGCTTGGAGCACGTCAAGGAGGTTGCTCTTGATTTCTGTAAGAAGCAGAAACTAAAGGAAGCAATGTTGGAGTGCGTCGGTCTTATGCAGAGATCGTCCTATGATGAGATATCCACCAAAATTAATAATGCGCTTAATCTGGGATGTGATAATGATATTGGTTATGATTACATGGTTGATTTCGAAAAGAGATTTGAAATCATCGCTCGCAATCCGGTCTCCACAGGGTGGAAGTATATAGATAATATTACCGGAGGTGGTCTCGGCAAAGGCGAATTGGGTGTCTGTGTAGCCCCCACAGGAGGGGGGAAATCTATGGTTTTAACTCACATCGGCGCAGCAGCGATCCAGGCAGGGAAGACAGTGATTCATTATTCCTTTGAACTGTTAGACTCGGTGATATGCCGTCGTTATGATAGTTGTATAACGGAGATAGATCTCTCCACTGTTATGGTTAGTAAGGAGAAGGTGTGAAAAATCATTGAAGACATCCCCGGCAAACTCATTGTAAAACAATATCCCACCAAATCAGCGTCTACTGTAACATTAAGAACTCATTTGGAAAAGCTTAAACGACGCGGTATTAGCCCTGATCTCATCATTGTTGATTATGCTGATCTTTTAAAGCCGATTCATCGGGAAAGAGAAAAAAGAAATGAACTGGAATCTATTTATGAAGAACTAAGAGCAATGGCTATGGAGTTGGAATGTCCCGTTTGGACCGCATCCCAGACAAATCGTTCAGGATTGAATGCCGAGATCATTACAATGGAGTCGATTAGTGAGGCATTTAATAAATGTTTTGTTGCGGATTTCATCTTTTCTGTTTCTCGCACGCCGGAAGACAAAATCTCAAATGAAGGTAGAATTTTTATCGCAAAGAATCGCAATGGACAAGATGGAATGGTTTATCCCATCTTTATGGACACCTCTAGCGTAAAAATTAAGGTCTTTGCTGAAACAGTTGGTGAAGAAAGGAAAAACGTGGTAAAGACCCAGCAAGAAGCACTACAAGAAAAGTATAAGTCTTTTGTGAAAAACAAGAGAAACGGAGCTAAGGATGTTTGATGAACCAGAGGTGAGAGCGGAGACATTAAAATATTTTAATAACGATGAGTTAGCCACTAATGTTTTTATTACAAAATATTGCCTTAAGAATAGTGAATCTCGCCTGTTGGAATCAACTCCCGATGATATGCACCACAGACTTTCTTCAGAGTTCGCAAGAATCGAGGAAAAGTTTAAAACTAATAGAAGCCTCTCCGAAGAAGAAATTTATTCCCTTTTTAAAAATTTTAAATACATAGTCCCACAAGGATCTCCAATGATGGGGATTGGAAATAATTTTGTTAATGTATCATTATCCAACTGCGTCGTCGTAGATTCCCCTCAAGATAATATTTCATCAATCGTAGATTCAGGAAAGGAGCTTGCAAACCTCTTTAAACGTCGCTGTGGGGTTGGTCTAGACATTTCCAATCTACGACCCGATGGAGCATTCGTTAATAACTCAGCCGGAACAACCACAGGCGCTTGGAGTTTCGCAGACTTCTATTCTTATGTGTGCCGAATGATTGGTCAAAACGGTCGTCGAGGCGCTCTCATGATCTCTATGGACGTGCGCCATCCCGATATTGAGAAGTTTGTAACGATGAAGCACGATCTTACAAAGGTCACAGGTGCGAATGTATCGGTAAAGATTTCTGATGATTTTATGGAGGCAGTAGAGAAAGACGAAGATTATATTTTATCTTTCCCAGTGGGAAGCCCCAATCCCAAGTTTAAAAAGACTATCTCTGCGAAAGAACTGTGGACCTCTATTGTGGAGAGCGCCACTAAAACAGCAGAACCTGGTCTTCTAATGTGGGATAATATCATTAATAATCTCCCAGCACATTCATATCCCCAGTTTAAAACCATTTCTACCAATCCTTGTGCCGAAATCCCCCTATCTGCTTATGATAGTTGTCGTCTCATCTCCATCAACCTTAAGCATTTTATCATTAATCCGTTCGAGGAGAATGCCTACTTTGATTTTGAACATTTTAAAAAAGTTGTCTCTGCGGGAATGAGATTGTCGGATGATTTGGTGGAACTGGAGGCAGAAAAACTTTCAAACATTCAAGACAAATCAGACACACTACACGAAAAAGAAATGTGGGGCAAACTTCTGTCTGCTTGCCTGAACGGAAGAAGAACTGGTCTGGGAACTCACGGCTTGGCGGACGCACTCGCTTGCCTCAATCAGGCATACGATTCTGAAGAAGCCATTGGCACGATTGATAAGATTTATCAAACCCTGAGAGATGAATCGTACCGCGAGAGTGTAGAACTTGCAAAAGAGCGAGGAGCATTCGAGGTTTTTGATTGGGAAATAGAAAAAGAAAACGCCTTCATCAAGAATCTCCCAGAGGCTATCCAAAAGCTCATCCAAAAGCACGGCAGACGAAACATCAGCATTCTTACAAATGCCCCCACAGGAAGCGTCTCCATCATGTCCCAAACCTCTTCAGGCTTGGAACCCGTCTTCCGAAACTTCTACACCAGGAGAAGAAAAATCTCCCACAATGAAGATATCGAAGCAGACTTTGTAGATGACCTGGGCGATAAGTGGAAGGAATTTAAAGTTTTTCACCACAATATCAGAGAGTGGGTTGATAAAACAGGGGGAAGTGAGGAAGATCTTCCAGCCTTCTTTATTCAGAGTGATGAGATTGATTGGACACAACGCATTCTCATTCAGGCAACAATCCAAAAATATATTGACCACGCCATCTCTTCCACCATCAACCTACCAAAGGAAACCACCCCAGATGTGGTTGGAAACTTGTATTTAGAGGGTTGGAAGAGGGGTTTGAAAGGCATTACTGTTTATGTTGACGGGTCCAGAAGTGGAGTTTTGATTGCCGAATCTAGTCGAAAAGACTTCCCTTATCACGATGCCCCGAAGCGCCCACTTGAAATCGAGTGCGACATTCACCATACGACGATTCAGGGCGAGAAATGGACACTCCTGATTGGTCTTTATGACGACAAACCATATGAACTCATTGGGGGATTATCCAACCTTATTGAGATCCCAAAGAAATATAAAAAGGGGTTTATTTCCAAACACTCTTTTAAAACAGTGAGGAACCGATATGATTTGAGATTCGGAGAAGACGACAATGAAGTTATTGTTCGGGATATTGTATCAGTGTTCAATAACCCCAACAACTCGGCTTTCACCAGGATGCTTTCCCTTTCTCTACGACACGGAGCAAAGCCAGCATTTCTCGTGGAACAACTTCAGAAAGATAAGGAGAGTGACTATTTTTCATTTTCCAAGTGTATCGCGAGGGTATTAAAAATTTATATTCAAAACGGAGAAAAGGTATGCAGTGAAAAGGTTTGCCAAGAGTGTAACCAGGAGGGTCTTATTTACCAGGATGGTTGTGCCCTATGTCCATCTTGTGGACATTCAAAATGCGGATAACAAACAGTAGGAGAAGAAATGAGTGACGAAAAGCAAGAATATGTTGTAAACTACATTAGAGCACTAAAAGCAGTTGAAGATGAGATGGAACCTTTCAAAGATCACAAGCGAGACTTAAAAGCAAACTACATTGAAAACCAGTGGCTAACGAAAGAAGAGATCAGTATGGCGGTTAAAGCCTATCGATTAATGAAAACAGA